CAGGGGCGGAAGGTGTGGCATCAGACTTGACGATTCCAAGGAATTTCAGCTTGTCATAAATCCAGCCAAATAGATCCCCGAGAGCCGAGCCAACTTTCTTCACCCTGTCGATGAAGTTATCCATGTCCGACTTGAACTCATCGGATGCCAGATACTTGGCGAACTGCTTGATCTTGTCGCCGAAAGTCTGGATGTAGCCAGGGAGATCCTTGTCGCCCGCCAGCGTACCGATTGCATCAGCCACGGCGCCGGAGAGCGTTGCCAGCGGACCAGAAAGGCCCGACAGCTTCTTGATGAGGATGGCTTCAATCTGCGAGCCAGCCTTATCCAATTGAATGCGAAGGTCTTGCCAGCCCCTTAGCGTTTCATCGTTGACGCGCAACGCTTCGCGGTCTGCATTCTGTTTGCGCACAGCATCATCGATTTCTTGGTCCGTCATCTGATGCAGACGACGAAGATCATCCATGCTGTACAACTGAGTCAGCCCATGCGCCTCAGCATTCTGCTGGGTCAGGCCACCGCGCTCAAACGAATGCTTGGCGGCCTTGAGCGATGCCGACATGACATCGACGTTGCTGCCCGCCTCGGGATTGACGCCCAACGCCGAGAAAATCCAGCGCTTACTCAGGTCCGCTCGCGCGTTCGCAATATTCTCGAGCGTCGAATCGACATCTGCGAATTTGGAGAAATTGACTTGCGCAGACTTGAGGTCGCCTGGGTCAACGCCCAATCCTTGAGATTGGCGGCGTGAGTTTGCCGCGGCGCCCGCCAGACGGTCGAGACCAAACAGCCCAACACCGCCCATCAGGCCAGTAAAGATCGATGTCAGGCCGGCCCATTTAAGCAGCGATAGCGTCGCCTTGCCGATGTTCTTCGCGATGGAGAACGCGCCCTTGGCGATCTTGTCCACCACCCCAACGACCGACTGAGCGATGACTCGCAGCTTGCCCATGAAGGTAGGTGCAGCCTTCAGGCGGGCATTCATGACGGATGTAGCCGCGGCGATCTTGACGAACGGACGCATCGCCGAATTCATCGCCTTGCCGATCGACCCCCACGTTGCAGGCATCGAGCCGAGTTGCTTCTTATGGGCCGCAAAGTTCGCCTTTACCTTGCTCCACTCCGAGCCGCCATGTGCGACGGCTGCTTGGTATTTTTGGAAGCTTTTCTGGAAGTCCTTCCAGGCCTCATCGCGGACGTCAATGGTGACAACTGCCTTTGTGCCAGCCATCAGAACATTCCTCTATTTGATTTGAGTGCGTGGATCAGATGCCGCTGCCGGAACTCATGCGCCGACGCATATGGAAAGTCGTATTCAGAGAAGAAAGCCTCGAATCCCGCTTCAGATATCCACGTCAGGATGGAATGGACGATGCTGTCGCCATCACGCCAGAACTCTCTTCCGGCATCGATGTCGGCAATGAGTTCGCCCACTCCGTAGAGTTCAGCGACGTGCTTTGCGATTCCCAAATCTCGTGCACGCCCTGAAGCAGGGGATTCGCTTCCTTCGGCTTGTGCATCCAGCAGATGCACGTAAAAAAAACAACCTGCCCCTCCACCTCCGAGGCGGCATCGGCATCAATGGCCCCCGACCTCACAGCGTCATCGAAGGGGATTGTGGTCCATCCGCGCTCACCCGGGATGACAACATTCGTCAGGCGGCGGATCTCGTTCATCAGCGTGTTTTCAACGCCGTGCGGGCCCTCCCAGATGCCGCGGTCAATGGCAATGTTTTTCATCATTGTTGCGGCCACGCGCGGGCCAGCAAAGGCGGTCAGGCCGTCTTCGTAGAGCACGCTGAGCGTCTTCGAGATGATGAAAATGTTTGCCTCGAATACTTCGCGCGAGATAGGGACGCTGTGCGCGTAAATCCTTCCGCTGTCCGAATCAATGGGAATGACGAGATTGAGGCGCTTGTCTAGTTTCATGACTTTCCTTGATGGTCATATCCTTGTTGAGAACCCGCGCCAGCCTGCCAAGGAACAGATTTCGGGAGCTACCCTAGGCGCGGATAAGCGTTACAGCAGACTCCACAACGTGTTGTTGATGTTGTAGTAGCCGCGCAGCGTGATCGACCAGCCGGCCTCTTCGCCATTGATCTTCATCGGGCGCACATCAACGATGGATGCGTTGTTGACGTAGTACGTCGGGAGCGCTGACGTGTCGGGCGTGATGACGATATCGCCGATGACGGTCGAGTTTTCCATCTGCGACTTGTATGTCGCCGCCAGGCCATTCGTCTTCAGGATGTTGATCGTCACCGCGGCGATCATGTACGGATCTGGACTCGTCACCACGCCGACCATCGTCGGGATAACCGTGGTGGCTTCGCCCTCGAGTGCGATCTCGATCCCATCCTTGACTAGATAGCTCGCTGTGACGTTGAGCTGCGGGTTGCTGACGAACTTGACGCTTCCGCGTAGCCGGTTCAATGTCCCTTGCGGGATCATGGGGTTGGAAGTTGCCATGTTTTATCCCTTAGACCTGAACGAACTGGCTCACGTTGATGTTGAAAACAATCGTCGTGAAGCCGCGTGCCGGCGTGTACGCGATCGACAGGCCACCATACTTCCCGATGGAGTAGTCGCTCGGATTCAGCTTCGTGTACGAGGCGAACGGAACCGCATTGACGATGACGCCGATCGGTGCGGTGCCGCCCGTCAGGTACGCGATGAAATCTGCGGATGCCATCGCCACGGCATTCACCGGCCCCAGCGCAAGGCCATTGGCGACACCCTGCCCCGCGATGCTCTGCGACCGGATCTGCAGGCGGTCAATGCCGTTCTGGTCGTAGTACAGCGGCGCCAGCGAATTGTTCGACCCGTTGATGATCTCGTTGGCGATGTTCAGATCGACGTTGATCTGCATCCAGTCAACCGAGTACCAATAGTTGAACGGGTTGCCATCGCACATCGTTCCCCAGACGAGCATCGTGTTGCTGATGCCGCCCTCTGCGCCGGTCGCGATGTAGTTGACGTTCGCTGCCTTGAGAGTGGTCAGCAGAGACGAATTGCCCAGCGTCGGGTAAGGCGTCACACCGACCATGTACGAGAAGCACAGCGGGCCGACCTTGTTGGTCGAACTCGGGCTGTAGCTCAGCGTCTTGTAGAACGTGGACGCGAGCGTGAATTCTGTTGCCGGGATCGTCGGCGCCTCGATCAGCATGAACACGTTCTTCATCAGGGCGGTGAAGTTCGTGTAGTTCGCTTGCGTGACCGTGACGAAGAAATATTGCTTCGCCGTCGTGGCCTCGTAGCTCGCGATCAGCGCGGGGAACGTCGGCTCCGAACCCCACTCGCGCGGCACCAGATACGAGTAGAACTGCAGCGGATTGGCAATCATGTACGCCGTCAGGGCCGTTACGCCTTCCGCGGGCGTACCCGGGCCAAGCTCCAGCACGTACACATTGACGTTGCTGCCTTGGGCAAAGAACGTCGTGCCCATGGCGGTCAGCTCAGCAACATCCGAATCGGTCACGGTGCCCTGCACTGTCACCGAGCCCGGGTTGCTGACGAGCGGATAGGTGAAGGTCGACGCGCCGGTAATGGTCGCGTTGAAAGAGCCGTTATAGCCAGCCGGGGTGACACCAGCAATTACAACGCCAATCGTGTCGCCGTTGGGAAAGCCGTGCGGAGTCGCGGTCGTAACCGTTACCACGCTGCTCGCCCAGGTCATGGTCGAGATGGTGATGGCGCCGGCTAGGACGGACGTGAGGTCCGACATCTGTGTCAACAGCTTGCTGGCGTTCTTTGCCAGACTCGTGCCGCCCTGGGAAATGAATACGCCGGTCTTCTGTAGCGTAGACGGCGCCGGGGCGATCGTCTGCGTTACATTGACCTGGACGATGGGATTTGCCATGGCTTATTCCTTAGTCGAACGACACAGCGACTACTGCCGTACCTGCTTGCACGACAATGCCCGCCAGGCAAGGGAAGTCCAGGGGGATCGTTGTGCCGACTGCTGCTTGCGCAGAGGTCAAAGACGCGACGATGTTGGCGGTCGCCACGCCGCCAGTGGTGGCCACGTCATTGACGACGAGCGCCGCGGCTGTGCCGCCTACCACATTGATCTTGCAGATACGGCCGGCCGAACCCTTCACCAGAAAGGTGCCGGTCTGGTTCAGCTTGCTGAGCGAACCGCTGCCGGTCAGAAGATTGCCGGACGCATCCACGGTCAGAGGAGCGCGAGCGAGAGACGGATTGGTTGCGACGTTTGCTTGAAGAGCGCCTTGAGGCATGATTTCGGGTCCTAGAAAAGAAAAACCCGCTCAAGGCGGGTGATGGGTTGCGCTGCTTGTGAGGCCGCTTAGTGCGGATCGGGCGAGACTATGAAAGTCGGGATTGCGGACTGAATGAACTGTCTGGCCAGGTTGTTGATGCGCGTCTGGTAGTAATTGACTTCGATGTCAAATGTCTTCTTCATGGCGATCACGCCAAGTTCTGTCTGGGTCCGTTTTTCGTCGCGGATGACGGGCATGTTTCGAAGGCCGATCGCATTTTCATTGTTGCTGATGTACTGAAACACGTAGTCCTGAAAATCCAGGGCCTGCTGGTTGTTCATCCCGTACATCGTGATCTTGGCGCGATCCCAGGCCAGTTGGGTATGCGTCATCGTGGAGTCAAGCAAGGGCGCCGCACCAATTGCCTCCGTCTGGTCAATATGAACCGACGCATAAGGCGGATAGATGTCCTGCGGCACCAGAAACGACGGATACATCGGCATGAACTGCGTCAGCATCAGCCAGATCGGAAGGCTATTCGATACAATTAGGTCGCTATTTAGCGCCGCAACGTTATCGATGATCTGCGAAGCCAACGCGGGATAGACTGCATCGCCCCAGTAGTGATTCAGTTGCGCCTGTTGGTAAAACGACTTTCGCTGACTAAAGCTGAAGCGGACGCCATTAAACGTCCCGATGAACATGACGTTTTCGCCAACCTCATTGAACTCGTCGATCGGCTGCAACGCCGTGAACACGACGCGATTGACGTCGATCGTCTCGTCTTCGAGCTGATCTCGCTGTGTCGAGTAATGCAGCGACCCTTGGACGGTAACCGTCGGCGCGGGCGTGATAATCTTTGATGCCGCGTTATAGGCTACTGCATTGAATCTCGCCGCATTGAACAAGGCGGATGCGCTCAAAAGATCGGCGCGCACCCAGAAAACGAATCCATCCAGCGGCAGGACGAGGCGCACATACTTCGTGAAGGTGACGGTCTGCTGGTTATCCAGCGTATTGACACCAGCTTCCAGGCCTGCCGCAAGTTGTCCGGTGGCGGATGAGGTTTCAGTTATGCTTGGCATCTCACTCCGTCCAGACCTTCATGGTCGCCTGATATTGGCCCGTATCGACGAACGACGGACGACGCGGGCCTTTGCCAGCCTTCAGCCGATGATTCACTCCTTTCAAGGCCGCCTCAGTCGGAACACCAGTTGCTCCAGTCTTGGTGATTTCTTCCTTGTCCAGATAGGTGAACTTGAACAAGGTTTCAATCTCGCTCGCGGCTGATCCGAATGGATTGAATGAGGCCGGGGCGCCCATCATCAAACTCTCCAAGGAGCCGGCCACCGAGTTTTCAATCGCCTGGATGATTTCCTGGCGATGGAGGTCCACAAAGCGCTCCATCACCAGATACTCTTCCTCAAGCCAGACGGCGACATCGCCAGTCGTCTGCTCGGTGGGGCTGACGGCGTGGATCGGCTTATTGGCCTTTCCTTTCTTCGCCTGTGGAATCCTCTTCTGGCTCGGCGGATTCTGATATGGAATGTCGATCACGCCGAGTACCAGTTTCATGACAATCCCCAGTTCGTCCCAAAGGCCTGCGCGAAGTAAAGGTATTGACGCCCGTACGGAGTCTTCAAGTTCTGAAGATTCTGAAGCGTCAGATTCTTCATCGCCTCTGGCACGACCAGCGATTCCGATGTCGTTTCATCTGCGCTAGAGCCAATCACGCCGGCCACGAATGAGTTGATGCCGTAATTCGTGCGTGCAGTCGCAAAGAACGTCTGCCCGGACTGATCAGTCGCGAAATTGATCAGCATGTCACCGGCCAGGTTGTACACGGCCAGCTCGTAGATACCTGGGCCGGTATAACCAAGGTTCGTCGCTCCGCTCGGCGCTCCGATGGTTTGAAGCGCGGGATTGACAATCTCCTGCGCGAGCGCGAGCGTCTGCAGAATGAAGGGGGAATTCGCCGGCAATGCCGCCACCGGAATCCCCATCGTCTGCTGGATGAACGTTGTGTAGTCGGTGACGTTGACGGTCATCAGTTGCCCCTACGCTTGCCACTCCCGCGCTGCACAGTGATGGTCTCAGCGAAGTTCGCTTCCTTGCCAGGCTGTGCCAGTTCCTTGATCTCCACGTCCACATTGCCCAGCGAGTTGCCGGCGTCCTGCGCGACTTGGCTCAGCGAATGACTGATGACAGCGGCCGCCTGTTTGCGCGCCTCAAGTGCGCGCTCTTCGAGCACCGTGTCATTGTTCTCGACCGTGTACATGATCTTGCTCACATCGATCGGCTTGTCGTACTGGTAGCACATGCCGACGAAGAACTTCGAACGATCGATGTTCGCGACGTTGATCAGGCCGTAATGCTCATGCTGCTCGACGATGATGTTGAGTTCGTCTTTCGATGCATCCTTCCACACCATGATCTGCTGGCCGATATCGATGACCTGAACGATCGGATTCTTCTGCTCCGGCGCGCGGTACATGAATTCATGGCGTTGGCGGGTGCAGTTTGCGATGTAGAGCTTGGACATGCTTGGTTCCCTGTAAAAAAGAAAGGGCCCCGAGAGGCCCTTGTTTCCCTGTATGAAGGGCTGCGGCAACTCGCACAGGGGGCGAGCTTTCGGTTCCGGAACCTAGCCGCAGCACAGACGTAAAAAAAGCGCCATTGGCGCCCTTTATTCGCTTACTGCAAGACCGACTTAGTAGCCGGCTGAGATGATGGTCAGAGCCTCGGGGCGAACCGCCCAGCCCGACGTCGCGCGCAGTTCCGACGTGATGTCGATTGCGCCACCCGGCAGTGGGCACGGCAATTCGCGGGGAGCGGCCATGTCCATGTACTGCAGGTTGCAGGCCGCCAAGCCGGGGGTGAGTTTCGAGAACTCGTTCGTGTTAAGCTTGTGCGCGATCGGCTTCTTGACTTCCGGGATCGTGATCATGATCACGTCCGTGCCGCCCGCGCCTTGGCCGATGAGAGTGTCATCGGTCACCCACACGATCTCGTCGCCGTTCCAGCCCGCGGCGGTATCGACCACCACGCCCGGAGAACCCGAACCTGCGCCCGGACGCTGGAATTGCACCAGCTGAACGATCTGATACGCAAGCTGCGTCATGACGCGCTGCGTGGTCAGGACCGTCACGCGCAGCGGGATACCGACTTGCATCGTGCGCACCTTGGCGGCAGCGATCTGGTTCAGGATGAACTGAGCCAGCTGGCCGCTATCGTAGGTGCTGATGGTGGTGTTGCCGTTCGAGTCGGCCGGCAGGTTTAGCGTCGTCGCGCCCTGCGTGTTGAGCAGGCCTTCGCCGTTGGCCGGCGTGAAGCCCTGCAGCAGACCGCCGCGGAGCTGCTGGAAGATGCCCTGACGCATGCCGAGGCGCTGAGCCTCGACGATCGAGATGCCCCAGCGGCCCATGGCGGCCGTGTCATGGTGATCGTACTCAGCGCGCACGCGGAGCAGATACGTCGGCGTCGAAATCATGTCATTCGTCACCGACACGCCCGGCAGGAGGTTGCCGGCCGATTGTCCGGCACCGACCTTCGTGCGAATGTCGAGATGCTTGATGTAGACCTGCAGATCGCCATCACTCAGGCGAACCATCGGATCGCCGCCCGCCAGCACTTCGAACGCGCCGGAAGCCTGTTGATACTGCGTCAGGATTTCGGGGACGATGTACGACGGGTTCTGGATGACGTAACTGGATGCAACGTTAGCCATTTTTGCCCCTTAGATTTGGATCAGGGCAGTGGTGCCCGTGTTAAGCCAGTTGGCCGTCAGCAGGTTCGCGTTCCACAGAACGGTCTTGCTGTTGCCCTTGTTGATTTCCAGTACCTTCACCGGAAGCGCGCCCGTGCCTTCATTCAGCACGATCGTGCCCGTCAGTGCGCCCGTTGCAATCGCGCCGCTCGCCGCCGTGATCTGGAAGCTGAAGTGCTGGTTGTCGGTGAATGCGGTGACGGTCTGGTTACCGTTCACGAGTGCAGCGCCCGTGCCCGTCACGCCGCTCAGGTTGATGGTGTCACCCACCGCGCCGACAGTCGTTGCGGCAGCAGCGACGACAGCGAACGTGTAGACACCATTCGCGAACGTCGACGTCACCGAAGTGACAGACACCGTGGCTGTGCTGGCGTTGTACGGCTGCAGGACGTTGTTGTTGAAGTCCCACGAGACCTGTTGGGACGTCAGGCCGCCTTGCAGCGACACCAGCGACGGATCGCAGGCAACCGGGATGCGCGCATTCGATCCCATGCGGAAGAACGGCACCGTGCCGCCCTGGCCGACGATGGGCACCTTGTTCTGCGGCCAGTTGACCATTGCATGGCCCTGGTTGAACACCGAGAAGCCCTGGATGGTGGCGATCGACGTCGAGCGACCCACGTTCGGGCCGGTGATGTTGCCGAAGCCCGGGTTCGGGATGTTCTCGAAGATCGGGACACCGCCCCACATCGGGAGCGATTCGGTTTGCGCCAGCACGCCGTTCATCAGCTGATAACGGATCGCCGGATCATCGAGGGCGTTGCCCTGGACGTAGCCTTCCGACTGGACGGAGAACGAGCCTGCGGCGTTCGTCGTCAGCATCGGGTTAAACGAGACGAAGTTGCTCATGCTCAGTTTCCTTTGTTAATACCGACTTGCTTCATCGGAATGGTCTTGAAGTCGCCCATCCAGGCATTCGGGTCGCCCACGAACGTGCGGATGAGTTGGCCGTTGCTGTCCTTCTTCTCGATCGCGCGCAGCGAGCCGGCCGGCAGGTCAACCGGATGCGAGGCAGCTGCGGCGGCATCGGCGTAGATCTGCTTTTCGGCGATCTCGACAGCCGTGTCAGGCAGGGCGTTGATGTCAACGGCCTTCCAGTTCTCGCTGTGCTTCTTCAGGTTCGAGGCGAGGCGCTTGCGGTAACCGAGCAGGTTTTCGCCACGCAGGGGGCGCGGGGCTGAGTCGCCAAACGCCGAATACACGCTGTCGGCCTTGGCCTGCGCGTCCGCCATTTCGGCGTAATCCGCGTCGGACATCTCTTTGGGCATGCGCGACTCGAGATCGGCGATGCGCTGGCGCGTCTCTTCCGCGTCGGCCTTGGCCTTCGCCTCTTCTTCCTTGCGCTTCTCTTCTTCCTCGGCGTCGGCCTTCGCCTTGGCTTCGGCTTCTTCCTTCTCTTTGGCCTCTGCGTCAGCCTTGGCCTTTTCTTCGGCCGTCTGATTCTCCGAATCCGCCTTCTTGAAGCGCTCCTCGAAGGAGTCCATGCGCTTCATGATGCTGTCGCACATGTTCATGACCTTGCCCATCGCTTCGGCATCAGCTTTCGCCTTTGCCTCACTGTCAGCCTTTGCTTTCGCTTCGGCCTCTTTCGCCTCGGCGTCTGCCTTGGCCTTCAGTTCTTCTTCAGTCATTTGAGGTTCCTGAAAGTTGTTGGTGGAAACGCCTGATGGCGGGCCGCCCTTATCCCACACGCCTTGTATGCAAATTGCTACATGGTCGAGCAGGCTTGGTTTTCCCTCGATAAGGAGGGTCGCGCCATCTTCAAGCTTGATGGCCCTATTTACTGCTGGGTCACTAAATTCCACGGTTGGCGAGGTGGAGAGTTGGTACTTCTCCATAATCTCGGCCGACGTGGCGTCGTACACTTTGGCGATGGCCCATACCTCTTTTTCTTCTGGCTTGAGGTAGGGCAGAAAGACCGATCCGATGGACCGATCGGCGAATTCTTTGGAGTCGAGCGTCGACTTCTCGGGGTGCTCGCAAACGACTTGCAGGCCATTGCAGCGCGCGAGAAAGTCGTCATTTAGATAGAGTTCCGGGTTACGGAAGACGAACTCTTTGTGCGCCGACCGGTATGCAACGCCGGTCCCCGTGATCCGAATATTGAACAGCCAGACGTTCTCGTACTTCTGCGGCGATGGAAGTTCGCCGACCGCCATCGCTCGAGCTAGGTCCAGCTCGTTCATCTTGAGCGGGTTGATTGCGTCCAGAGCACCAGACTCAAGTAGCATCACGCAGCCCGGATGCATCGGCTCTGGATATTCACCCGGCGCCGCCCACATCCAATCAGTGCTTTCGTCGGAGAGCGTCGGTTTGAACTCGGTTACGGCTTTGCCGAACGTCGTGAACGCCACCGCGCCGTCATCGGTGAATGACAGTTGGCGCAGTGCTCCGGTCGGCAGATAGCCCGTCTCTTCGACGCACTCACGTACGGCAGCTTGTTCTGGCGTTTCGCCAGGCTCGATGTGCCCACCCGGGAATGCCCAGTGGCCCGGATAATCGCCGCCGTCGCCACGCTTGAGCAGCAACACCTTGTCATTGGCGATGAAGGCGATGCCCGCAGCTTGAGCCAGCTCGGCGTCGCTTCGGCTCTTTCCCGCTTCCTTGTATGCAATCGCCGCGGCTTGGTCACGCGGATGTCCCGCCTTGATCAGTTCCGCGATATTCCTGCTGATCACTTCTTCGCTGGAACCTTGTTCAAGTGGCATGGCTATGTTTGTGCGGTGGCAAGGGCAGTTTCACCCTTGTGAGTAAGCATCTCAGGCGGCAAATCTCGCAGGGCATACACGAATTGCATTGCGCACCGACAGAAAACCTCTTCTCCCGGCTTCGTCATTTCGTCCGTGTAGCCGGCACCCTTGTTCATCAAGCCGGCCTTCATCGCCCAGCTATCGCGGATTGCATAGAACTTGCCGTCTCGCGCCGCATGGTCAGGGCGAGCGTTGTATCCCGCCTGTCGGAAATGGCTCTTCCAGATTCCAGCAATCGCCCCGCCATCGACGGCGATGATGTTGTTCAGCTCAGAGGTCAGCTTGTGGCCTTGATCGATCAGAACGCGCCGAGTATCGAATGACAGCGCCGAGAACGACTTCTTCAGATTCGCCGCCACCTCACGCTTATCCACCGCTCGACTGCCGCCAATCGGGATCGACGTCGACCAGCCAGCAAAGCGTTGCCTCGTCTGCTCCATCATCTGCTTGCGGTTCAGCTTGATCAGGCTTGAACTCGCCATGATTCGGCGATCAAGCTCGGCGCGAAGCTTCGGCTTCAACCGCTCGATCGTGAAGCGCGAGACTCCCTTATGGATCTGGGTATAGCCGCCACCATCAACCATCCTGCTGTAGATACCGTGCATGGCGCGCGACATCGTTTCCTGAATGAGGTGATCCGGCATGGCCGAATCCTTGGCGGCTAGCTCAATCTCCGTCAGCCACCGATCAATGCGCGCCTGGCTATCGAAGCCGTGTGCCGTGATGTCGGCAATTGCGGCTTCAATGGTCTTGTAGAAAGAGGCCATTTACGCCTCCGATGAGAACGGCTTTGGCTCTACAGGATCGACCGGTTGGGGTGGCGTGTAATCAATCAGCGCCTGAATATCAAGCAGCAGCGGGTGCTGGATCAGCGCTTTGCACTCGTTGAAGTTTGACGCAGCCCAGTCCAGCAGAGTCGCCTTGTTCTCGGGGTCCATCTGCGGCAACATGACTTCGACCATCGCAATGATGGCCTTCAGCTTGACATCTTCGCCCTTGGCCTTTTCCGACTCGGGCTCTTCCAGAAGATTCGGCCACTCAGCATGAAAGGCGTTCTTCCAGTCGTACAGAGCGCGGTTGTATGGGATCTTCTTGTATTCCGGGAACTGGTCCTGAATGGTCTTGTAGAACTCAGGATTCCATGCCCGATGCATGACGATCGGATCGAAGAAGTCATACAGCGGTTGCATATCCTTGCGGACGCCACTGATGTACCGCGCGATGTCCTTCGCGTCTTCCGATCCCTCGCCGAATCCCTCGGCATAGGATTCCGACAACAGCAACTTCGCCGGCATTCTCGCCGCCGAGGCGATGTTCTCGATGATGTTCTTGCGCGCCGTCGTCATGGCGACGTCGGTGTTCTGCATGTTCAGCGTCTCGATGTCTTCCGCGATATCGATATTCAGAACATTGCCGGTCTGCGCCTCCTTGATCATTTGCCGCTTGTTACCGGCCAGCGACAGCATCAGGTTGTCAACGATGCTGCCCGCACCCTTCATCTTGGCGATCAGCAAGCCCGCTTTGAGCGTCACCAGATCATCGGTGATCATCGACTGAACGAACGACTTCAGCGGGAAAAGCGCACGCTGATAGACCGAGCGGCCGACATAGCCAAACGCTGAATTCGAATACCCGAGATAGACCGGGTTTTCGTTCATCACCACGACGGCGCGTGACCGGTGGTATGGTTTTCCTGATACCGCAATCGCTGCGTGCTTCAGAAAGTCCGGTGCATTCGGGTCCTGATTCAGGACGAGACTACCGGCCGTGTTCAGCGGGTCGAGCGTATTGAAATAGACATCAAGGCTCGGCAAATCCTTCGGGTCGATCGGGCGATCAGTCGGCACCCCTTCGGCGCCATATGCGAGGGAGGCCACCCCATAGATGCGGGAGAGCGTCTTCGTCTGGAAGATCAGAGCGTTCGCATTAAGTGCGGCCCATTCGCGCTCGAATGCCTCCCTGACCGTCGATTCAGGAGAACCCGGAATCGTGATGGTTCGCGGCTGGCTCATCGCCATCTCAACCGGCAACTCGGCCATCTTGGCGCCAAGCGGATGGTAGAGATAAAGGATCTTGGCGAGCTGATAGCTGACATCGGAGCCCGGCTCCATTTCGTCGGCCATCAGCAGATCGGTCAGAGCCGTCCCGAGCGCAGAGCCCGGGATTACGATGGTGCTGTTGTCGCTCATATGGTCGCTTTAGTGCGGCCACAAAAGCAGCCGTTACAGTCCTTCCGAATCACCCAATCCGATGGCGATGCTATAGACCGTCGTGTCGTACAAATCGTCCGATTGGTTCGGCACGCCAAGGCGATATCCGAATACTTGGGTTAGCAGATGGTTTTGGGTGCGGCCCTTGTATTCCAGAACCTTGTTGTAGGCGTGGTCGGCGATCTTGACTTTGCCGTGATGCACGAAATCGGACACGCCCGTCCCGCGAGCGTCCTTGCTCATTGAGGTGAGCTTGCTGTCGATGGCATGAGCGGGCCAGCCATTGCGAGTCGCGCGCTGAAGCAAAGTGATGCCGCTTCCTTTGTCTTCCACGAAGGCGCCGATCACGCCCATTCGGGCGCCTGTCAGCTTCCCGAGCTCGACGAGTCGCGCAATGACAGACGGGAACCAATCCGCAATCAAATCGGATTCGATCTGCGTGATATCCCAGTCAATGATGGTCAACGGATGTCCAAAGAACTTGTTGCGCGCCACATACGTGACGGCCGTTCCATCGTTCTTATCGCCTACCTTCAAAGCCGAGTCGATCACCGCAAAGACCACATCGCACCCATTCGGCATCGGAACAGGCTGGCCATCGACCAGCATGTTTTCGACCTTGAACAGCGTGCCCTCAAGCGGGCGCGGCAACTGCTGATAGAGCGACGCCCACGTGCGGACGTTGTTCTGAAACTGCGCCCAGTGTTTCTCTGTGAACCACTGCGGCCACAGGTACTCACCGATCTTCCGTCCGAGCGGGTCGTTCTGGACCTCGCATCGCGCTTGCAGGCAGACGACTTCCCAGACGTTTCCGTCGCGGCACAGGATTGGGCCGCTTTCGCCCTTCCAGTCTTCGGGAAGGATGCGGCCGGCTAGATCATCTTCGTGCCAGCGCGTCTGGATAAGAACGACCCACCCGCCAGGAATCAGGCGTGTCTTCAGGTCGTCGTTATAGGCATCCCACGTCTTGTCACGGATCGTCGGCGAATCCGCCTGTTCGCGGCCCTTCACCGGATCATCGATGATGATCCCGTTGGCGCGGTTACCAGTGACCCCGCCCAGAATGCCGGTCGCGATGTACTCGCTGCCGTTTGTCAGCGAGAACTCTTGCGCGGCCGACGATTCAGTCGTCAATTCGCAGCCGTAGATCCCCTTGAACCGCTTTTGCTTGATGATCGAGCGCGTGCGGCGCCCCATCTTGCGAGCCAGGTCGTCGCCATAGCTGGCGAGAATGACCTTGCGATTCTTCTCCGCACCGAGATAGCGCGACGGGAACACCACTGATGCGTACGTGCTCTTCGCGCTCCCGGGCGGCATGAAGAACATCGCCCGCCCATGCGGAGTCTTGCTGACCCGCTCCATCGTCTCAAGAATGAGGCGGTGGTGTTGCGCCATCGTGGTTTCGATGGGCTCGAAGAATTCGGTGTCCGGATCTTCGCCGGCGGGCTTGCCGGGAATCTCGATCGCTTGAGCGTACGAGAGAACATCCTCTCTAGCCCTGCGGCGAATCCACAGCTCTTGCGCCGCTTGCTCCAATGTAGGCGGCGAGTTCGTCATCAGTCATGTCCTGCGCGCTCTTGGGCGGGATCAGTGGAGCCCCATCCTTGCCGGTCATCTCCCGGCGATTGGTGAATGCCCCGCCCGATTCCTTGGCAGCCTGCTCAATGAGTTGGGCGGCGAGCGCCATATTCCCCTGACCTTGAACACGGTCATACATTCGATTCAACGCGCGAAGACGGAACGCCTGGTTGGCAATGGGGATGGTCGAAACGTCGTCGAGAAACTTCTTTCGAGTCTCATCAAAAACCGCACGCCATTTTGCGCTGAGGTCTTTCGCTATGCGCCGATTCGGGTCATACGCCGAGACTTGCTGGCGCGTGACCTCGATGCCGAATTCCTCTTTCACCTGACGGCAAACGTCAGTCGGGGCGTCAAAGCAGGCCAGCGCCCGGACGATGAACGCCTTCACGTCATCATTGAGCGTTGCCATAATGTGAAATTCTGTATAAGAGAAGGGAAAGCTACGCGGCCCTCAGTAGGCACGTCCCACAAGCCTGTGCGATGTTGAGCGCCCCAATTTCTGGATCCCTCTGCGCGGCGGCAACCAACTTGGCCGTATCGCCTGCACCGGCACCCGCGCCATAGCGCCTGACAATGCCGACGAACTCTTCCACGTCGTGCCCGCGCAGCCCCAACTTGGGATACCCATCCTGGGTGAAGGCCGGCGCCCCGAATTCATCCGTGCGCTGGGCTATGTGGTAAAGCTCATGCTCCACAAGCGCGCACCACTCCAGATCGGAGCACTCTGCGGCGTACCGCGCATCAAACGTAATGAGGTAGGTTGGGACACGCCCGAACCACTCTTCCATCTGCTGCTCTTGGCGCCCTTTCTGCCACGCACCGGAACGAAACGTCACTTCCTCGCACTGGCCGACGACGCGGCGCATCTTGCTCGTGTTCTGCTGGTTCGCCCAAAGGTAGGCGATGTCGGCGTCCCTTAGATGCTGGTGATCGGCGTTATGGAGCGGGGAGCCTTCGCGCATCAGGCAGGCTTCAACCCATTCGGCCACACCATCAGCCGGCATGAAGCGCCGAAACCAATTTTCAGCATCGAATAGAGCGCCGGGCGGCCGAGGGCGCCGCGCGAAGGCCTCCACCTCAGGATCGCGCCTTTTGCGAGACATTTAGTCTTTTCCTATCGCGACACTCAATTCCTGGGATACTCACCCGAGAAATTTGACATCTTTCAGTCCCGTCGATAGCAAAAACACTATCGTGCCGCCATCTTCCAGCGAGCCCTACACCGACTCAATGATCGAAAGCGACCCAGCAGCGGATGCCTGAATCACAGCGATCTTGGTCACGCCTGGCGTCACCACAATCGGCGGCATCGGGAAGTTGGCGGGGACGTAGATGCTCCCCGCGGCGGCAGAGGCGGTCGGGTTCGCGCCAAGCG